GGAATGCGGGGGGGGTAGCCTAGGTACACATGCCCATAGCCTAGCCCTCTCGCGGGCCCTCTGGCATGTGGGAGGGCTGCCACCATAGAACCCTATCGAGAGTATTCCAAGACTTATAGAGACTCTCTAACCACTCATCAGTATAATAGAACTGGTTATCCTTGGGCTGCATTAAATGGATAGAGTTTAAAGATCCCTTCGAGAGTTCGAAGATAAGTTCTCTAATCTGCTGCTCTGAGAATCCATCTTCTAATAATCGATTGAGATTAACCATAATAAAGAGAGGATCCTCCTTATCGAGTACCTCTTCCATGTAATCTATAGCCTCTGGCATATCGAGAGGGGCTGCTAGTAATTTAATTTCCATATCTTGTACCTCTACTAATGGATAAGTATTGTTATTATCTCCGATATCTGTTTCTTCTGCGTTCTTCTCTTTTCTTGCGCTTCTTAGGTTTGGAGTAAGGAACCGATCCTCTAAGCTCTCCTTCCTTATACATCCTCATAGTAATCGCTGCTGCTTGGTCCCACTTATAGCCCTCTCTTATCAATCGAGAGATCTTGTACTGTATGAGTAGATTATCTTGCTTAGATCTCATCCCAGCTCTCGCTCTCTTCTTCTCCGTTATGCCCTCTTACATGGTTTACAGTAGAGAGTATCGCTCCCATTAATCCCAGAGCGGGGAAGCCTTCGTTACGGAAGTCTAGATCTACTCCGTTCGTATCCCATTTGGCATATATGTAGATCTCTCCATTAACTGTTATAATGCTAGTATCTCCAATACTATCGCAGCAGATAGCCTCGTGCATCTCTTCGATCTGTGCTTGGAGGAAGTCCTGGGCTGTAGATATTCGAAAGTTCTCCTCTATCTCGATTCCGGGGAAGAGTTCCGATAGAGAGATGCCTTCGAGCTCTGGTATTATTGATCGCTTCTTCATTTTCATATTATCACCTTAACATATTTGGAGGCCTTCATGCCTAAGATTAGAGTCCCGCGAGAGATACAGATCCTCGCTAAGAGAGCAATAGATTATAACCTAGAGCAACCCATTAGTAAACGAGCCTCTTATAAAGATGAGAAGGGGAAGAGAGTCCCCGGTACTGGAATGAAGACCGCTCGAAGATTGACCTCTGGAGAAGTAGATCTCCAGCAGCTAGAGCTCATGGATGCTTGGTTCGCTAGGCATGGAGAGTCTGAGAGAGAAGCGAAGGCTAGACAGGATAAGACCTCGAAGGCTGCTATAGCCTGGGCTCTCTGGGGTGGGAGTCCTGCGAGATCTTGGGTTAAGCGTGCTATTAAGAGCCTTCGATCTAAGGAATAACACTAGAACTACACTAGAACTACACTAGATAACACTAGGTATATTCTACGATATCTCCGATACTACGGGCTCGATGCTCTGTTTTAATGGGGTTCGAGCCCTTCGCGTGTATATATAATATAAATAGATATACCAATTTATATTCTCTATATAAACTGATCATCGAAATAGGGCTATTTTTGGTACTTTGTCCCCTGTAAATCGAAGGTATCGTAGATTTTACCTAGTGTTATCTTCTGTATTTTTACTGTTATCTAGTGTATTTTTTAACTAGATACGGGGGATTCTAAACACAAAAAGAGCCCGGATATTACTCCGAGCTCTCAACCATTAACATTCAATCAAACAGACCAATTAGAATATACACTACTCCAGATGGGATTACAAGTCTTAATCTCCAGCTTGGAGGATTCCACTCTCCCATAGCTTCCTCCCTATCCATTCTGAGCATTGCGGAACTATTGCATTACCTAGGGCTTTCATCATATCTTTACCCAGTTGGGAGGGAATCCCATTATGGGCTCTACACATAAAGGGCAAGGCTTCCCCTTGAACAGCGCGGATAAACTTACCTGCTTTCCAATCTGTATTCTTCTCTTCATGCTTGGGAGGGTTATATCTCCTCGATCTCTGTAATCGGAGGCTAGAGGGGTAGGCAATCGCAAACCATCTCTCTCTCTTATGGGGAAGTCCAAAGGCTCCTCCCGAAGATATAGTACTCCATTCCGCATCATACCCGATCTGGGATAATGCTCCAAGTATTGTTCCGAGCCCTCGAATATTGATAGCTGGAGAGTTTTCCATAATAACTGCTCTGGGCTGTAACTCATCGATAATACGATAGAACTCCCACCAAAGACCAGACTTTTTCCCATTTAATCCTTCTCCCTTTCCTGCGGTAGATATATCTTGACAAGGGAAGCCCCCGCATAAGATATCCACTTGCTGTACATTGTTCTTCGTTATGTTTCTGACATCATCATAGATTCTAGCCTTAGGCCAGTGCTTAGCGAGTACCTTTTGACAGAAGGTATTCTGCTCTACTTGCCATGAGGTATAAGAGCCCGGTATCGCTCTCTCTAATCCCAGCTCGAAGCCTCCAATACCAGCAAACAGACTTCCAATACTGTATCTTCTTACCTCTTCCATATTCTCTTCCCATCTAGGATAACTTGCTTATATCCGGACTCTTTACAGATCTGGGCTATCCGCTTAGCGTTCCCTGTATGCTGCTGGGATACTGGAAGATCTAGATAATGCATGATCTCAGTAGTATTAACTTTACCTTTTTCGATCGCCTCTCTAACCTTGATAGTCCAAGGATCATCGATTATATATGCCTGCTGTAACTCGGAGAGCATCCTCTGGGACTTCCATTCTAGATACCAGATATTCCCATTAAGATATTCTTCTAGCCCTTCTGCGAAGATCTGTTCTCTCCACGTTCTGAGATACTCAAGATCTACCTGCTGAGTAACTGTAATAGGCCATACTCTCCGCTCCGGTCCATCACTTAGGAACTGATAATTATTAGAGGTCCCTGCGAATACTACTCTACGGAGGTACGACTTAGGAAATTGCTGATAGGAAGGTCTGAACTTATCCTCTGCGGAAGAGATAAATGCTTTAAAGTTGTCTGCTGTTCTTCCTTGGAGAGAGTGTAGCTCCGCGAGTTCCCATAACCAAGTTTCTGTAGAATGGATTAACTCTAGAGAATCCTTCTTCCCAATATCCAGAGGACTATCTGAGAACCAATCTTCTCCAATGAGAGTTTTTAATCCTGTACTCTTGCCCAATCCCTTCTCTCCGCAGAGGATTAAGAAGTTATCCATCTTACATCCGGGCTTCATAACTCGAGCAATGAGAGAGATAATCCACTTAGAGCTCATCTCCTGCATGAGCTGCTCAGAGCCTGGAATGATCTGCGCTCGGAATGCAGTCCGGAAGAGATTATGGATTCTCGGTTCTCCATCCCATACTGGTAGATTCGTTACCCAGTCCTTTACATTCTCTTGGATATTCTTATGGGCTACCCGGAGGACCGCTCTCTTAATATCTGGAGAGGTGTATCTAATGTTATAGGCTCGCTCAATATGAAGCCCGATATCCTCGAGGTCTGGATCCCATAACTCTCGCATCTTCCAGATTACTTTATTACTATGATCGTTATAGCAGAGACTCTCGTAGACTGGATCATTCTCTAAGATAAGCGCGATATTGTTTCTATTGGCATAAGGCTTAGGAGTTTTAGTAAGTTCTCCTTCTTTATTGTACTTCGCTTCACACTTCTGTAAGATATCCCATGTATCGATATGGGCTTCCTCTGGAGCGAACTTATATTCCGCTACTATTCCAAGCTGCTTCGCTATCTCTTCCATCTTCTTCATCTGTTCTTGATTGATTGGTTTCATTTTTCGCGCTCCTGTAATCTGTTTATAGCGAAGGAATATTCCACTCCACAGGATGCAATAGCAGAGATAATCGTAGAATCTAGGAGGGCTGCTGCCTTCTGTCTGAGAGATTCTTTTCTCCACTCCGGAAGATCTGGATAATCTTTATACTCTGGATACTGTCTTAGCATCTTGCTCTCTGTTAGCACCTCGCATATTAACACGAGATTTGAGATCCGAGGATCGAATTTCTTAGCCCCGTTCATCGTAGAGTAACTTACTCCAGAGAGCCTCGAGAGATCTGCTCTCGATATTGGCAGCTGTTCTAGCTGCTCATTTAACCACTTATTAAAATACATATGTACCTCCGTATTTTTATTGTGTTTATTGGTTATCGTTCTTACTGTGTTTTTCCTTGATCCGTAGCCTCCGCTCAGAGAGAGCATTCTCTGGAGTAGATCTTACTCCTCTCAGAATCAGCATATTATACTCTTCTCTTGTATCGCTTAGAACCTCACAGATAGCGAGGTATACATCTAGCTTAGGATATCTCTGTCCGTTCATATAGGCCTTAAGCGTAGGAAGCTTTATTCCTACTCCCCTGGATACATCTTCAAGAGTCATATCTTTGAACTCTGCATATCGGAATATATGAAGCCCGAAGGATGTACAGTTCTTAGGTATCTGAGGTATCTTATTACTACTTCTCATATTAGAGCCTCCAAAAATCCCCACCATCCGCACTTATTTGCGCGGTTACAGTGAGGATATCTAACCGCATGCATTAAATCAGGATCTATAGAATAATAGACCTCTCTCTTTCCGCAAGCTGGGCAAGTAATATTCCGGGCTACATTCCCTTCGATGCTTGCTCCGATCTGCTGAGCGAGAGCCCTTCTATATTCTGGATTATGGAATAGAGCCTCCATCCCACTCTTGGAGCCTGCTCTCTTGCTCTCCCATCTCTTATACCTTTTCTTCGGTTCATCTTTTGAAATATGAGAATAATCCAAGCGGAGAAGGCCTTCTCCTTTATGGGCCTTCGTTCTCTGCAGGTCTGCATCCGATCTATCTGGGATAGCATATCGATAATACATCCGAGCACAATCATTAAGCGCGCTGCTATCTGGTTCTCCTTGGCCTGCTAGATTATCCCATAACTCCTTCCCTGCTTTCGCTGCTCTCTTCCAATCTGCAGCAGGGATGGGAATCTCTAATGGGAGTACTATCCTCCACTTATTGATCTCCTCAGTATGGGAGAAGGAGGTATGGGCTATGTAATGATATTGAGAGAATGCAGTATGGAAGGCATAATCTGTACCATCATCGAGATCGAATACTAAGCAGCTGATCTCTATAGCATGGGCTCCGCTTCTATTTCCTGCGAAGGAAGTAGGACTCCAGAGAGGGAGAGAGCCCTTCTCTCTCACTGGATAGGGTACTGCTGGGATCATGAGAGCCTTAGCGAGTTTCCGGAGATCTACTTCTGCTTCCACTGGGACCTTAGCGAACTTATTAGAGAAGGTGCTTATCTTAAACTTCTTATCCATCTGTACCTCCTAGAATAATTTAGTCTGCTTGGAGTGCTCTTTATACCTGGCCAGCGTTCTCTCGAAGTACTCCGGATCGAGTTCCCAAGCATCGAGATCGAATCCCAGATCATAGCAAGCGCAAGCAATGGAGCCCGATCCCAGATGAGAATCCAGTATCTTATCTCCTGGAGAAGCGAACTTCTCTAGACACCATTTATAAAGAGCGATAGGCTTCTGGGTTGCATGTATCTTCCCTCCTCTCCGGTTATCGAACTTGAATAAAGGAGCAGGCTTATTAAAAGAGGTCCAGCCCATTTCCCACCCGGAGAAGTTTTCCCAAGGCTGCACCTTATCCCAAGCGATAACGCATCTAGTTGGAGGAAGGTTAAAATAGTTCCCTCCCCATATGATCTGCTCTTTACTTACTCGGAACAGCTGCTCGAAGTATTCTACAGTAGGAGCCTGATCCCATCTTTGGATCTTCGTATCTCGATTAAGGGATCTATTCTTTAGTTTTCCCGATCCTTGGAATGCAGAAGGAGTAGCTACTCCATATGGAGGATCTACTATCGCTAGATCGTATTGGTTATCTTCCATCTCTCGCATAGCCTGGAGAGAGCATCCGAGATGGAGATTAATGCTTGGATCATTCCTCATCTTCTTTTCTCCATTGGTAGATAGAGAATAGAGTATGGGCTTCATCCATCTTTCCTGCGTAGTAATCCTCAGAGGAGAGAGATACTACCCGATTATCATCTACCCATATCTCACTCTGGGTAATGATATCAAGGACCATCTTAATAAGATTATCGATATCGGGTTTCTTAGATCTCCAGATTCTACCCTGGGGAAGCTCTCCTTTAACTCTAGATAATCTCTTAGTTCTAGGATGGATAAAGGTAATTTGTATTCTGAGAATCCCATCGAGCGGAGTCCACTCCTCTCCCTTCGCTGCTTGGAGCTGCTTAACTTGCTCATCTTTATAGGTTCTCGAGGTTTGAGCAGTATAGGCTCTTCCAGTTCTAGTAAAACGAGGCCTTCCCATAGCTACGGGAGGGCCCTGTAAGATTCCTTGATATGCTAGCTTCCAAATCATACTCGCTCCATCTCTACCATCTTAGAGAGTTTATTATAGCGCGCTTCCCAAGCATCCCCTGAGAGCATCTGGCATAATCTAACGAGAGCAGGGATAGAAGGGTAGGTATCTCCAGCGATCCACTTAGAGATAGCATTCTCTGTAACTCCGATTACCTCCGCAATATCTACGAGAGCATAATCAGAGCCCATAATATATCCATGAAGGATTCTAGCGAACTGAGGATCTAATAGAGCAGTATACTTATCTCGAGCCCATTGGATAGCCTCCTCCTGGTTATCCTCGAATACTTCTCTACGAAGGATTAAACCGTTTATCTGGATCTTCGCTTCCCATACCCAGCTACAGTAGATTGGGCTCCAGATCTTACAGATCTCTCCAATCGGTTTATTCTGCATAGCCTTAATATTTATTTTATAGCCCTTATTAATCATATCTACCAGAGAAGCGAGGGTTCCTAAGTAGATCGGCTTGGGAGGAGTTCTGCGCTTGCTCATCTTCCTAAGTGCTGTTCTTCCATTCTCTTTTACATATCTTCTGCGGTGCTTATTCATCTTACACCCCCATCACATAGCAAAGGAAGGAGAGAGTAGCTGGAACAGCAAAGAATGCTACGGTTACTAGCAGATAGCCTAGCATGGTTAATGTTTTATCTTCGTTCATTGTTTGTACCTCTGGTTAGATGGGGAGGAAGCCCTCCCCGGTTGATTGTTAGATGTTGGAAGTGTTGGAAGTGTGGTTCACTGTCTTCCAGTGTTGGATGTAGCTGTGGAATAAAGATTTGTTTCGTACATTGTATTTGAAGTCTTCACAGAACCACATGAACTGTTCTTTGATGTCTACCAGTTCTTCCACTGTCAGGGCATACATTTCAGCCACTTCAATGAATGGGGCTAGGTGTTTATGACCCTTCAAAAATTCTTGAAATGTATATTCACATGGAATTAAATAATGATCATCGCAATGGATGCCATACCAATAAACATGATCCGACCATTCATCACCTGAAATGTTAAAGCATTTTCCGGCCCGTTCACTTTTTTGCGTTTCAAACTGAACAAATTCTTCTTCCTGGTCAGGTCCAAAAGAAGGGACTGTCTTTTCTGTTTCAGAATGAACCTGAACTGAAGCCTTCATTTCTGATTCAATTTTGTCCTGGGGGTCATCCATACAGCCATCAGTTCTTTCTTCTGCTATCTGTCTGTCATAGTCTGCCTGGTCTTCAGGTGAAAGGGCTTTGGGTTCTGATGGGTTGTTCAGTTCTGCCTTCAGGGCTGCCAGTTCTTCCTGTTCTTTCAGTTCTGCATAATGCCACGGTGCAAGAGTTCCGCCCCAGCATACTGGATCCAATGTTCTTTTTTGAATGTGTGTATCAATCTGTTCATCCGTGTAGGCTGGAAGTACCTGAAATTGAAGTTTTTTGTGGCCG